GATTGATTTTCATACCAAGCAATTTCTGCTTTGATATAGTCATCATTTGGTTGACCAATAATGCTTGGTTTATCAGCAACAAAACTTGCAGCAATTATTTCAATTGTTTTTGCTCCAGTACGATCTATTGTAAAATCTTCAGCATACAATAGCTCTCCAAATACTTCTCTAATGTCAGCCGTGCGCATCTTTTACCCTCTTTCTTAATCCGCTTGTTGAGAACCTATGATCTCTTTTGTTAAAATATAATTCTATATCGCGTGCTTTACAAATATCTCTACCCGTAAAATCTTTATCACGATACTCTTCACCAAGAATTCTTACAGAAATTTGTCTCATTTGTAAGATATCTTCTAAATCTTTTTCATGTAAATATGGTATCACTTCATCTACAAATTTAACTGCTTCAAGCTGTGTGTATCTTTCTACGATCGTTTGAACCGGTTTGTTTTTTTCTTTTCTATCAACTGACGGATCAATTTGTAGAGCGCAGATTAGATATTCACATTGCGATTTTGATTCACGCAACATTTCTATATGTCCTGCATGAAGCAAATCAAATGTAGATGCTGTGATACCGACTCTCATTAGGACACCTGAATTGCAATATAGAGGCAAAGACCTAATATGAGGAGCTTTCCATAGTCAAGGTCAAAGTCCGTACCTTCACCAAATTTCTTTTTAAACTCACTTAGTTTCATTTTTTCTCCTGTTAAACATGTCACGATCAGGAACTTGACCGTCCATTTTACCACGCATATAAGATACTGCAAAGGATGCATAATTAATTAAATCCATATAAGTATCTTCGAGTGATTCGAAATTAGGATCTGCAGTTTTGCCAGCTTCAAGCAAAGATTGCGCGCGATACAATTTGCCTTGAATAGCATCATGAATTGTATCTACACCTCTACGATAATGCATTGCTTGACTAACATTTGAGTCAGGATTTTGATAATCATCTGACTTGCGAAGTTGTACCTCAATACATTCATTAAGAACACGTACAGACTCTTTCATACCAGAGTCAATGATGTTACTGTTTTTTGCCATAAGTCTCCATCCATTTCATGAGAATTTCTCTAGCTTCTTTTTTATCAACACCAAACATTTCACAAAGATAAGGTGCTGCACCAAACATGTTAGTTACGCCGGTTTGTTTTAAAGCTTCAAGATAATCAAAATATTTTTTATAAACATCTTCCATAATATACTCCATTATACCATATTGTTAAAGAAAAGTAAACTATTATTTTTCTCTCGTTAATTTAGGGAGTGCCCATGCCATAAGAGCAAGACCAAGAGCACAAAGCCCCATTGTTTGCATTAGAGGAGGTGGCATTGTGCCAGCTTCCATTGCAAAGTCATCAGCGCCTACAGCGCCAATAATAATAAAAAGTCCTAAGCAAAATCTAATCATTTGACCTCATTCCTTTCATGTTCTATAACTGAATCAACTTCTGTCTTCACAATTCCTGCGATAGACTTACTAAAATCGACAACGCCATCGATACCCCATGTAGCGATGAACATTCCGATTATTATTCCAAAAATAAAATTTTTCATTTAACTTCCTTTCCTTAAAAGTTATTGCTCACTTGAACCCCTACACCACCTTTGTGGAACTTTACTGTAGGCCAACCACCTTAAGAGCAATTTTTCATTTTATAAGTATATTATACCATATAACGAATCAATTGTAAACCATAAAATGCATTTTTTTTACTTTTTTCTGTTTTTTCTAGCATTTTTTCTTTTTTGCGAACCTTTTTTTCTACGGCCGGGGCGTGGCCTGTTTTTTGCTGGCCACGGCATTATATGTACTTACCCCAAAACTCGCTCCACATATCGTGGACGAGTTCTTTAGCAATCTCAATATCAAATGTAGATGTAAGACTAAGAGCTTTAAGAACAAAGTCCTCAAATTCTCCAATGACTTCGCATTCCCCACATTTAGACTCAAGACCTGGGATAGCGAAGATGTCCTCTTCGATACCCATCATGTGATTTTTTACAGCACCCATTACGCTGCCTCCTTTTCTTGATAGCGTGGGCAACTTTTGCCCGTTAAAGGAGATACCCTTCGGGCACACTCCTTCTGAAAGGTACGATAATCTTCATCATCGTCCATCATGTCAGAAAGCCACTCGGCTTCTGTTTGGAAATGACAGGGGAATTCTTTCCACCCAATCCCATTTTCAGAGAAGGCTGCCATTACGAAAGCAACAGCATTTTGCATGCTATCACAATCAGATACGATATAACACGTACCCGGCTTAAATTTCCAGTAGGAATTGCCACTGGCAAACTTACCGTCCTCAGAATGAGCACCGTAGTTTTCTAAAACCTGAGTATGTATTGCGAAATTTGTCATGATATTTCCTTTCCTTTATCATTTTATAGATAGATTATACCATATAACGAATCAATTGTAAAGGAAAAAGTGCATTTTTATTTCCTTTAAAATCAACTACTTACGTTTTTTTTGTATTTTTTTTCATAATGGCACCATAAATATGTACCTTCGTGTTGATAATCGCCAGTTTTGCGGTTACCAATCCACATAAAAACGTAGTCAGGAAAGCCTCTCCAAGCTTCTTGTTTCCTATCAGCACATCTTTTAAGCTCAAGAGGAACAGCAGCAGGATATCCTACAGTCTTAACTTCTACCTCCACGGGCGCGTCCGGGTGGAAAAGATCTTTATATTTTCTTGTGTCATCTACATATCCACCATTCTTCATCATCCATATTTCTGATGCATGACCAAACATGCATGCTTCAGCTATCTGAGCAATGTCACGGCCTCTTCTTGTAGATTCTTTTGAGTGGATTTGTTGAGCTTCGTTAAAAGCTCTATTTCTTAATGTATAAGGATCAATGTCTTTTTTAACATTAAATGTTCCTATAAACGTATTCAATTGCACGATTCGCCTCCTTTTCAATTGGGCGAGATTTATACCAATCGCCCGTTTCATTATCTAGTTCCCTACACAATTCGGTAATTTGTTCAGGTGTTATTGGATATTTGTTTTTCACTGCATTACCAGCAGTGGCAACCATTATTTGATACATTTTATGATACCAACCTGCGTTATTAATAACGCGATATTCGTTGGCTAATCCTTTAGGAAAGAAAGGACAATCTTTATAAGATGTCCAATGCACATTAGTATTATCCATTTGTTCTTTTCTATAGTCTATAACTTGTTGTCTTAAAGCTTTAGGAAGCTTATCAAGAAAAGAACCGCCAGACTTTTCAATATATTCATGTTTCCTCATTAAGTCATGAGGATCAATAGTATCACCAATATTAGTGAAAATGAAGTTGTTAGCGCCAGCGTAACTGCCAGGGATATAATACATTCGAGATAAATCTTTAGTCTGGATATCCGCGAGTTGTCCAAGTTCAGTGTTGAGTGCGTGCCAGAAGTGTTTAATGTTAGATGATTTAACCTCTGCTGTAAGTGGGAATACAAGTCTGAACTTTGGCGCATCACTTTTACTACTCGCAGTAGAATAGCAAACAAAATAATAACTACCAAAACGATTAGCCAATTCACTTTGTAAATCCCCATTAAATTCGTGATCATCAACATCTACGGCACACCATGATGACCACGAAATTACATTATCATTCGATCTTGTACTATTGTATTTATAAGTAGCGGGAGATATTAAAGTTGCATCTTTCTTACCGCTACGAGGTTGTTCAGAAAGATGATATAACGCTTCTTCAAATCTTGCGAAAGATTCGAATTCGGTAACTTTATCAGTTTTATTATCGAATATATTATTAAAGAGCGTTACTGAAGTAGCCATGATTTCCCTTATGGGTAGGTCCAACCCAATTTTCAGGTTTAATTAAATCTGGTAGACCAAGTGGGTTAGGACGTGATTTTTTCACTCCCGGTTGTTTTGTGATATTTGCTAACATTACTTCTGACCATGCAGCATGAGCATCAACATTAAAGGCATCTAATGTACCTATTGCTACAACACATAAATCAATAAGACCATCAACAATTTCTTCTGGATCTTTAGTTTCTATTGCTTTCTTAGTTTCATCTAGTTCTTCTTGTAAAAACTTAAGACGGAATTCTAAGAATTGAGAAAGCTTTTCTTTATCGCCTTTATTAGCTTCCATCCATTCATGCACTTTAAACTTATTATGCATAAACTCTATATCAAAAGGCCAATCGCCTTTATTTAACGCTGTCATTTTTTCCTCCTGAGGTTTTACGTTTAATATCATTATGATTGAATTCAGCCCAGTACAATTCAAAAGCAACACCGTCTTCCATTCCAATGAATTGATGATATAACCCGGGCTTAACTTTAGTATAATCTCCAGGGAATAGTATAGTTTCATCTACTAAACCCTGTTCATCTTGCCAAACTTTTATCTTCATTTGGCCTGACTCAACATAAAATCCATTCCATTTGAATTCATGTTTATGTTCTGAGCATTGGTAACCTGCTTTGAACTCAATTCTATGAAATTCTAAAGCACCATTTGCCTCAACCAGTTCTGTTTGTCCCCATACTTTTCCTGCTATACTCATGCGAAAAAATCCTCCAAGCTGCTTTGTTCCTCTGCATGCCAATCAATAGCCTCAAGAATAAGATTGAGAGGATCAAGGAATGTTTTAGTAAATTGTTTGTCATAGTCAATATAACTATGTAGGTTTATTTCTTGAGGCAAATAATCAGGAAAGGCTATAACATTTTCATGAATAGGATTTGGCATTTTAAGATATGCAAATTTAATCTTTTCACCGTTTTGTATCTTTGCATACTTTTTTTCTAGTCCTTTTTCTTTAAGAAATTTGTTATAAAGTATTGAGCCTCTGACGTGAATCGGACAACCTTTTTTGTAAATTGATTTACGATCTGCCCAATCCGTGACATTACTAACTGAACGTGGAAAAGAAACATTCTCAGGCGGTAGTGAATTGAAGTCCGATCTGAATTGCTTAATGAATCGTTGTATCGTTGCTTCATCGGCATCAATAAGGAGTTTAAATGCTTCTTTAAATTTACCTCTAACCTTTTCAGGAGTTGAAGACTTAATTGCTTCAATACCCATAATTTTGAGTTTAGGGTTTTTAAATTGAACCCCTTCTGAATTGTGCACATTAAGGATGTAACGTTTCTTTGCAGTCCAGATACCTTTGTCTGCAATGACTTCACGATCCATGACCATTCTGTTTTCAAAGACCGACATGTTTTCAGCAAGTTCGGCATAAGCTTTACCTAATTTAGGTGTAAAGTGTTCTTTACATATTTTGTCAAGAAACTTTACAGGATTTTTTGGTTGAAACTTTTCTACTAAAGGACCGAAATTAACATACAAGCTATCGGTATCAATAGCAATAACAAAATCAATATCTTTTCGTTGTTTGGATTCTCCATTCATCACCTCATTCATAGTTTTATTCATACATTGCTCTGCCCACTTGATTGCAAGTTGACCGGATAAAGTAACAGCTTCAGCAATTTGCATATCGAAATATCTGAAATACTGGTTACCCAATGCACCATAAAGAGAATTAAGCAAAATCTTAATAGCCATTTGTTTGTTTTCAAGTTGATTGATTTCTTTTTCAAGTTCAATGGTAGGATTCTTTTCATTATCCTGCATTGCAATCAACATAAGCTTTTTAACTTCTTTACGTTCATTGTAATAGTCAACAACAATCTTAGGAATAATTCCTTGATGTTTATTAGTAAAAGTAGAACCATTAGCAGCAACAGAGTTTGGTGAAACTACATTGCCACCACTAAGCACTGTATCAAAAACATTAATGTCAGTTATACGTTTTCGAATAGTTTCAGGAGACATATTGTACTGAACCAAAAGGTTTGGATAAAGACTGTTAAGATCAAAAGAGACCACCCAATCATGTTTACCACACATAGGCTCTTTGACATAGCCTCCAGGATATGCTGTTTTATTCTTATCAACATTTTGAGGTATTGCAATATGTTTTTGGTTTAGGGCTCGATAAATAATTGAATCCCATATCGCAGTTGTACCAAATGTGTCTTGGTAATTTACACCGCCTTTATATGCAATAGTAAGAGCTAATTCAATTAGTTTCATTTTATCATCAATACGTTCAATAAGTCCAACATCATGAATATTGTATTCAATAAACTTTTGATGATCATTTTTATAAAGAGAATGTAAACTTCCATGTTCTTCATAAGAAAGCTTACGTTCACCAAGAACAACATGAGCTATATGATCAAGTTTGTATGATTCTTGTGGACCATACGAATATCCAAACTTTTGAAACAAATCATAATAGTCAAGTTGTTGTGTACCAACAATATCATACGTATCCATCTTTTTACCTTTTAAGGTAAGCTGTCTATAATTTACCATCTTCCAAGGAGATAGCATTTTTACAGCATCTTCAGATTGAATTTTAATGATACGATTTACAATATAAGGAATATCGAAAAGACGAGTATTCCAACCAGTAATTACATCAGGTGGATCTTCATTCCAAAAGAAAAGAAATAAATCAATAAGCTCATGTTCATTGGCACATTTACGATAAATGACTTCTTGGCCATTTGGATTATAATCACCAAGACCCCAAACATATGTAAAGTTTTTAGAGCGAGATGACATTTTAAGAGCAATGGAAATAATAGGATGATTTGCATCTTCAGGAAAAGGGAATCCATCATCAGATGCAACCTCAATATCGATATTGCAAACATTAACTAAGCTTGGATTGAACTTAATTTCATTAGGGAAAGTTTCAGTGATGTATTGATGAATATAGTTAGTATTGCCATAAACATCAAAGTTTGCAATATCTCTATATTTTTCTAGGAAGTCTTTGGCTTCTCGCATGCTGTCAAACTTTATAGGTTCAACAGGCTTTCTATCTAAAGAAGTCCAATCTGTTTGCTTTTTATCAGAAGGAACATACAATGTAGGATTGAAATGTACACGTTTTTGTACACGTTTTCCATTGTAATTGAAACCGCGATAGAGGAGATTGTTACCGTATCTTGAAACTTGTGTGTAGAATGATTCCATAATAAGTATATTATACCACATCAAATGAGAAAAGTAAAGGAAAAAAGAGGGCCAAAGCCCTCTTTTTTTTAATATATGCCTTTGTAGGCTAGTCTTTTTTGTCTTTGCTCAAGATCATAGTGATCAATTGACTGCGACAAATACTTTTCAATTTGGACTCGCTGATAGTCTTCTCTAAAATAGTTAAGAATCTTTTTTAGTATCATCATATATTTTCTCTTCTTCTACATGCATCCCATTGAACATTAAGTTCATTTTCAATTTGGTCTACAGTTAGTTTCGGATATTCGCATCTCATCATAGGAGCAATCTCCTTATTGACTTGACGCATACGAGCATTTACTATGCCCGCCATCATACTTGCTAAAAGTATTCTTAGCCCTTTTAAGAATCTATCAAGAACCTTCGTTGAGAAGTTGAGACTTTGAAGTGCTACTTGTGTCATTTTTACCCTCGTTAGAATTAATTTTAATTTTACGAGGACGCTTCTCTTCTGGAAGAACGACTTCAAGATCGACAGTCAGTATTCCATCCTTTAGATTTGCTCCTGATACTTCAGTATATTCGGACAATCTAAACGATTTCTCAAATTTACGACCTGAAATCCCTTTATGAACGTATGCTGTTTGCTCTCTACGAGCTTCTCGATTCCCTTTAATAAAAAGAACATGATCTTTAACTTCGATATCAATATGACTTTCGTTGAATCCAGCAATTGCTAGCTCAACTTGATAAGTCGTTTCACTCGTTTTTACAACGTTATGTGGGGGATATGTATCTTTGGCGCCATTAGCGACCTGCTCAAGTTCGTCAAAGATGTGGTCGAAACCAAGAAATGCGTTCCGTGGGAACATAAAAGTATTGCTTACCATAATTACCTCCTATTGTTAAGCAAGGTTGAAATGTAGGACTCGCTTCCGCGACATCCAATATTATATATAAGATTTCCAATCTAAACGTTGCTTTTCCCATAAAATTTTTCTATCTTTTATGGAAATTTCACGATACGTGTCGAAATCAATCAAATATATGTTATCAGTGCGTTCTTCTTGAATATAATTTCTATAATTATAATCTGCAAACGACCACCGATTCTTTCTATATACTACATCTTCTTCAATAATAGACATCTTACTTTTATTAAGATATTTGCCTTTTATGTATTCAGATGTAATATACAATTTGCTATTTAATATTTCATATTCAAATTTAGGTATATGAATTCTATTAAAGCTATCTTTGTGAAGTCTATCTAGCCACTCTGTTTTAAGTGCTAACTTTTCCTGTAAATCTTCTGGCGAATACTCAATGCACTTTGTTAAAGTGAAGGTTGTTCTTCTTCCTTCAGTATAATATGATCTAGCTATTTTTTGTTTGTCGTGCCTTAATTCGGCTACAAACTTTTGAAAGGTTCCATCATGTTTGCCTAAGTCTTGTTTCCAATATTGTATTTCGGACATAGTTCCCACTCATTTTTTTCTTTAAATGGTATAATCTTAATTTGTCTCAAAGGAGCTTGATTTTCAACCATAGCACTATTTTCTATGTTAATAAGTCCCCAATCACTCATAAGAGTAGTAATTGTATTACGTCTTCCAATATCAGTTTCATCTAGGTTAGCTTTTTTTCCATCAAGTAAAAAAAGCTCTTTAAAATGCACAATGAAATATCGACCTTGTTTATGCAGAATATGACAAGATTGAAATAGCTTTTTTTCTTTACGAGAAGCTACTCCTATTCTTGTTAGTGTTTCTCTTACTTTTAAGAAGTCGTCAGGTTCTCGAAGAGTCACCTCGAGCATTTTGCTCGGATCCCATTCTACTAATTTATTTTCTTGTTGTTCCACCTTGCGATACCTTCTTTTTTAATCCGTTTATTTGTTCAGACGATAGAAGGGGCAAAACTTGGCGGGCTTTTTCGTTGCTATAACCATAATACTTTTTCACCACTTCAGCGTCATGTTCTAAATCAGGTTTAGCCCATTTACTAAACCTTTTCCTCTTTCGTATAATATTTATAAGAAAGTCGAATTGTAAACGGCTATCTAAGTGATAGTTAATATTCATCTCATTTGCCATAAGAACAGTATCATTAAAATAGCTAAGACCTCTATTAACCATAAATGAGTTATAATCATTTTCAACTAAATCATCAACCATGATATTCTTTTTGCCATAATTGATGTCATTTAAAAATTCAAAGGGATTCATTACCACCACTCCAATAATCTACCGTTTCCGATTATAATCATACAGCACGTCGCTATATGCAATAAAAACCACATTGTTCTAATAGCTAAATGTATATGATCATCTTTTTTATCATCATCATAAGCATGGCTGCCCATTGCTTTACACCAATATTTCCATAGAGTTATCATGCAAATTCGACATTAGCCATAAGTTCAGTCATACATGCAACAACATTTAGTTCATGGTCAGCCGCAAAGGCATTCTTATACTGATAGTCAGCAAGAATAAGAACCACTTGAGGAACTGATGCAGGTGCTACCTTTTCAACCATTCTATCATAGACGCCTCTAAAAATAGCAGAAGCATCGGTATCAATATTATTAACAACCCACCCTCGCATTTTCTTAAAGTCTTTAGCTTTTAGAAAAGTGAAAAGCTCGTCGTATTTAGACGAACTAAGAGATACAAGAAGGCCAGCGTCAATACTGCCAGTGGTAGAATATCGTTGAAGTTCATTAAGTACTCTTCTCCAATCAGGGGCAAATCTCATTATAAGTTCAGCAATAATCTTGTCATTGGATTCAATATTCTCATTGACTAAGATTTTTTGAATTCTTTGCATAAACTCGCCACAAAGTTCAGCTAATTGCTTTTTATTACAATTGAATTCATAAACACCACACCTTGAGTGTAAAGGCTCAATGATACGATTTTTAAAATTACAAGTGAGAATAAATCTACAATTATTTGAGAATTCTTCAATAAATCCACGCAAAGCTGGTTGAAACGATTGTGGATTTAGATAATCAGCTTCATCAAGGATAACTACTTTATAGTCGCCAGACAAAGATACGCTTGATGCAAACTGTTTTATTTTATTTCTTAAGGTGTCAATATTACCTTCTTCTGAACCGTTAATAAGAAGATAATCAACACCAAGCTCATGACAAAGAGCTTTAGCAACTGTGGTTTTACCTAAACCTGCAGTGCCAGTGAAAAGCATATTCTGCAATTCACCAGCATCTACAATATTTTGGAAAACAGTTTTAAGTTGCAGAGGTAAGATCGTTTCCGATATTTTTTGTGGGCGATACTTTTCGACCCATAGGTAGTCTTTCGACATATTCAATCCTTTTCATAATATATTGGCAAGCACTATTTCTGTGCTTGCTCCTGTTGAAAGTTTTCAGCCATCTGAATAATCGAGATAGACTGATCACGAAGTTGTCCAATTGTAGACAACTCTTCACCTTTGAATCCACCACGTTGAGTGACAGTATCAATAACGGCGATCATACTACGAGCAGCTCTATTAGCTGTTTCGTACATTTGAGTATGAGCATCTACCGGTTCATCACCTTGCGGTGCATCAGTAGGTGCAGGTACTTCAGGTTTTTTTTCTTCAGCCATATTAAACTCCAGTCTCCGAAGATTTTTCTAAAGCAATCCAATATTGGATGTTGCTATTTTTGTTAACAAAATGAGAGATTAATTTCGAAGAAATCGACACGTCATAATCTCCCGGCACAATCCTAAGATTGCCTATATTCAGAACATAATTAAAATCACCATTCTGAAATTCTCCACTGACGTCAATAGAGAATGCATTTGAGGTTGCATTGTTTTTATCTATAACAGATAAAGATAACACACCGCTCGTTGTTCCTGAAATTGAAATTTCTTGATGGCCTAATGTTGCAGTTGCTTTTCTCAATCGATTGAGAGTCGCTTCATCAAGAACAAATGAAACATCACTATCCGGCATCACAATATCTTTTTGAGGTGATGTAAGAATTTCCGGATCAGCATAAAAGTATTTTACTTTTGATCTACCGGACGAATCATTTACTATTACATAGTCATCTGTAAATTCTAAAGTTGGGCTATCAACTAATCCTAAAACTGCTAGGAACTCATTCAAATCATATATCCCCATTGGTGTAGGAAACTCTTGATCAAGTTTAGCCTGTGCTAAAACGTTTTTAGCCTCAGTAATAGTTTTAAGCGTGTCACCATTTTGAATTACAATATTGGGGTTAATCCCTGCAAAGTTCTTCAAAACAGTCAAAGTATTTTCATTAAGTTGCATAATTTATCCTTTACGATTTACAGTTATAATAGTATTATACCACAGTCGTGATGAAATGTAAACCATTATTTCATCTCGCTGAAGTTTTTGTTTTTGACAAACTCAATTTTTGAATTGAATTTTCCATCAAGGACTTCTCCTTTGTGTGATATCACGAACGTATTTGTATTATCATCTAAGCTTTCTAGTATTTTCATAAGATTATCAATACCATCATGATCAAGACTTGAATCAAAAGTTTCATCAAGAATTAAAAGATTTGTAGACACCGAGTTTTTCATCTTAGCAATTTGTCTCCATGTAAACAATAAAGCTAAGTCAATACGTTGCTTTTCACCTTCTGAGAATGAGTCATAAGTAAATGCATCACGGTGTCTTGATCTTATTGTTTCTTGAAAACTTTCATCTAAATTAAAATGCACATAGAAATCTAAGATTTGAAGATATTGATTAACAAGCTTATTTATCACAGGTAAATATTGCTTAATGATTTTTGTTTTAATTCCTGTATCTTTAAGCATTTCAAGAATGACTTGATTATAAGAACTAGTTTCTCTTAAAGCAAATTTATGTTCAAGTTTTGATTCTTGAGATTCCTTATATTGTTGTAATTCTGAATTTGCTTGTGATAAGTCTTTACTTGTATCTTCTTCGTTTTTATCTACATTTATTTGTTTTTGGAGCTTATCAATAGTTTTGCTATTGGAATTTATAGTAGATTGCTTTTCACGAATATCATTTATTTTTTCTACTATTACATCTAACTCTTTTTCAACTTGAGTGTATTCAATTTTAACGCCTTTTACAGCGTCTAAAATTTTTAGCCCTTCATCTTTTAAGGATTTTAGTTTTTCGTCTTTAAGCTCTTTATCTATTTCTTGAGTACATGTTGGGCATATATCATTAACTTTATAGAAATCACTATCTTTTTCTAAAGCCTTATGCTTTTCTTCAAATCGATATTTGTGTTGCATTAGACTTTGCTTCTTATCATTTAAGTCTTTTGAAGCTTGTTGTGTAGTAGGATCATCTTTACTAATAGCATCTAATAAAACCATATTTTCGGATAGCAATGATTGTATTTCATCTTCAATTCTTTTTATATTTTTAAGTTTCTTTTTCTTAGCATCTGCACTTATACTTGTAATATCTCGAATATATTTCTTTTGTACCTCAATTTTATTTTTTAATATTTCAAGTTGAGCATCGTTTTCTTTAGTTTCATCACGCAATCTTGAATTTTTTTCTTTAAGAATTTGACTCATTTTAGAAAAGACACCGATATCTAAAAGATCTTCAATCACATCTCTTCTATGCCCTGCAGGTAATTGCATAAAAGGAATAAACGATGATGAACCTAATACAACAACCTGATGAAACGACTTATGATTAAGTTTAAGAATATTTTGCTCAAGAATTTTTTGATACTCGCGGGCGTGCGAGGATTGATTAAGCATTATATTATTTTTCCAAATTTCAAATACGCCAGGTTTCACTCCTCGCGCGATCCTATAAGGAATACCTTGAACATCAAATTCTATATGGACTAACATATCCTTTGAGTTTATAGAATTGATGAGTTGGTTTTTACTAATATTACGGTGTGCTCTACCAAAAAGAGCAAAGGATATTGCATCAAGCATAGTAGATTTGCCTGAGCCATTTTGACCAACAATAAGAGTTGATTTATCTTTACTTAAATCAATCTCTATGAAATTGTTACCGGTTGAAAGGAAGTTTTTATATTTAATCTTTTTGAATACGATCATGAAATTTCTAAGGCCTGTGCTTCTGTCATCAAATTTCTTACTTGCGACTTAATTTTTTCTTTATCTAAGTCAGTAACTACTCCATCAATATAGGTGTCTAAAAGCACAGACGTGTCTTCAAGAGAAACGGCCTCATCATCAACATTTTCTCCCATAAACTCATTAAAATTTTCTTGTATTTTAAGCTCATATATGTCTTCGTTTTGAATTCTATCGATGAACCTATCAAATGTAAAAGGGTCTTTTTTATTTGCAACAACAACCTTAATAAATTTTTGCTTAAGCTTTGAAACATCATATTCAAAATACTCGTGCTGTTCATCATCATAATATATTCTTTCAAATAAAGTGTATGGATTTCGAATTTTGGTTAACTCACGGGTTTCCGTATCTAATACGTGAAAATATTTAGGATCATGAGCGTCAGACCAAAAGAACTCAAATTGAGATCCTAAGTATTTAACGTTGCCTTTTTCAGAAGCTGTGTGATAATGCCCAGACATTACTAATTCAAATCTTTCAAAGATTTTTGGATCCATGCCATGTGCCATTACATGACCTCTCATTACTTCAAATCCAGAAAGTTCTAAATGCGCACCGATAATATCAGCTTTACATTGCTCAATAAATTTTATGCTTTCTTCATAATTTTCTTTGTTTATCCAAGGGATAAGCCCAATATCTAATCCACCATAATTTACAATTTTAGGTTTCATAATAATATGAACTTCATTCATGTAATGACCTTGCAATTCTTTTAACGAATTAAGCTCATTAGTGTTTTTGTAAAAAACGTCATGATTCCCAGGAATAATATCCATGACCATACCTTCGTCACGAAGAATATCTAAGAACATATATCTATTTGATTGAAGCGCTTTAAAATTAATAAACTTGCGATTATCGTAATAATCACCTAAATGCAATATTTGTTTTATATTATTTTCGCGGAGATAAGGAAAGAATATATCATTATAAAACTTTTCTTGTTGATCAATAAAGATTTCAGAAGAATTTCTAATACCCGCATGCGTATCATTAAGTATTGCGATTTTCACGTAACTCTGCCTCGTAATGTTTTTTCTGATGTTTTATAAGACAAGCAATATAACGAAATGACCTATCGCACTCAATACAATTAGCGTATCCATAATGTCTAAAAAACGATTTGTCATACTCTTTATACCATCTCATTCTGAAAAGAATTCTTGGAGATCTGAATCAACTGATTTTGATCTACGTTTCTTTTTCTTTTGTATTGACGCATATTCTTTAATAGCAAAATCTTGTGATTTTACCTTTCCGATTCTATCTTTCAAAGTATCTATAAACATTCCTGCTTGTGTAACAGCAGCTTGATTATCATCTCCAATATCAACAAAATCTTCAAGTCCAGATTGTGACAAATATTTAAATTTAATTTCTTGTTGCTTTTTTTCTTTAGCGATTCTTCTTAAAAACGCATACCAACTTATTTGTGTAAAATAAGCAAAAGCATTTGGTTTACCTGTTCGCGTAGCGGTTTCTAAATTATAATTCTCAATAGCACGAAGACAATTTTCAACTGCATCCATCACCATTTCTTCACGATACGTATATCTAATAAAGTTTGATTTGTGTGATAGACCTTCTGCAATTTTTAAGAAGCATGTAGCAATATAATCAGGTACTAGAGGAAGACTATTTGCTTTCTTTTCTTTAGCTTCATTTATCACTTTAACATAATCAACAACTGCTTGTGAAAACTCCGCATTATTGACATAATGTGGTCTTTCTTTTGGTTTCATAGTAAACTCCAATTGTTATAAGACTATTATACCACCTTCAACGCCAAATGTAAAGGAAAAAATGCAATAGACAAATTTATCACAGTAAATAAAAAAAAATGCACTTACGAATCAAAAGCTATTTACAAACGGCACAAACTGTGGTATAATAAAAGAGGTTGCTGAGGGAAGGGATATACTAATTTAGCGTATCTGATCCTGGGTATATCCATGGGCCTTTAATTATTTTACCTCCGTCTGAATCACACTCGGCTGCTAAATCATCGATGTTTACCTCAACTCCAACCTTTTCTTTAAAATATTTCTCCATCTCTTTGCGAGTCTGATCAATATTACTCAATTCATGATCTTGAAATAAATCTAAATTTTTCTTAAATTCAACTATAAGATCTTTCGAAGGTGTAGTTTCACAAACAATATTATTAGGATTTAATATTTGCACATGAGTATGATCGCCTTGATATAATACCCATGGTCTGAATGCAAAAAATCTTTGACCGCTCATCATATTTTCCATACTTACGATTTTTAAAGTATTTCTAATCACTAATGAATGATCCGAATCTGCGAAATCTACAACTTCCGTTATAATCTCATCACCGCTTGTCAATTTAAATTGTCTTAATGCAATCATATTATTCTAGAAGAGTTGCGACTAAATGTACTCGATTCTCTTCTCCTCCGTTAAAAAAGTTATGGTAAACTCTGTTATCAGTAATATATATAGTGCCGTCTGCTATCATATGAAAAGCCTCATCTTCAATCACCATTCTGCTTCCATAGTTGGTTTTTATTGGTATATGTATTCTTCTTTCAGGATCTCGGTGCCAACTTAAACATGATCTCGGCGGCTTCATTAAAAATCGCGCGCGTCCAATGCTCCACTTAGAAGCGAGAATATTAACAACTTCTTCTGCATACGTACCTTTAAATTCTGGACATATTTCATTGTATTCTGCTTCATCCACATAAGGAAGTCTTTCTTCTTCTTCAAACTTATCGCTCGGGTAGGTCCAATATTTTCCTCTAACGTTTCCACCTGTTACAGAATTTGGATCTCCAATTTTTCTATTAATGCAAATAGCATTAAAATCGACAAGACTGCTATCATCAGTCGAATGCTCGTGCGTGCGTAGAAACTCATTATAATCTTCGTAAAGCTTTTCAACATTTATTATTTTTTGTAAAGTTTTTTCAAGATAACGGTATTTCGTATTCACGATAGTCAAATCGTTCTTTGTCATATATTTTTACCCTTTCTGCAGCATGCTGCAAAACAAAATTCTTTTTATTTTTCCATGATATGTCGTCAGCAATGTCATAAAGTTTAGTAGGTTTTCCATCGTCGCTTTTTCTTAGACCTCTACCTATTGATTGTAAAACTCTTATTTGAGATTTCGATGGGCTAGCGAATACTATATTATGAAGATTACGAATATTAACGCCTGTAGAAAAAGTTCCCATACTAGCAACAACAATAGCGTCAGTTTGTTTTTCAGTTATATGTCGTATTGCTTCTCTATCTGAAGCAGCCACTTCACCGCTTACAAAAAAGACTTTTCTATTTTGATCAACATTGTCTTTAATTAGTTTAAATAAAACCTTTCCATGTTTTTCTACAAATTGGAATAAGACTAATGTATTCCCTTTTTGATCAATTGTCAAATTCTTTATAAAGTTATTTCTCTTTTCATTAGTAACAATATAATCAACTTCATCTTGATAATCTTTTTTAAAGTCTTTTCTTATTTGGTCTTGATATTTTAACTTAATTATATTTATCTTCAATTTAGCTAAAGTATCGCTATCTTGTAAATCTTTTGTTGTAGTTGCATTCCATACGCGACCAAATAATCCTTCTAACACAAGTTTATGAGTCTGTGTACCATCTAACGTTCCTGTAGTTCCAATCCTATAAGAAGTTTCTGTGCATTTATTCATTAACGTAGTAAGTGATTTTGATTTAAATCCATGGCATTCGTCACCAACCACTAAATCAAAATCTTTAAACCAAGCTTTAGGAAATTTATATATTGATTGCCATGTGCTTATCACAACCTTTGAATATTCTATGTCTTTATCTTTTCCCGAATAAATCCTATGGCTTTTATCATAACCATAATTACAAAAATCACCATGCATTTGCTCAACTAAAGATGTAGTAGGTACTATTATAAGCACCTTGCCTTTCATATATTGAGCTAAAATATAAATTATAAGCGATTTACCAGAACCCGTGGGCGAAAGAATAATTGCTCTTTTTACAGCTATTGCTTTTTTAATAGCTTCATATTGATAGTCTCTAACCTTAAAAGGTAACTTAAGATTCTCAATATGCTTAAAAAGATCATCATCAGACACATGCTCAACATCCCACGGCGATCCATAATTAGTTTTTTCTGTATCAATTAAATAACCGCGTTTAGATGCAAAGTTAGTTACATATGTGAATAATCCTACTGGCAGTTCTTGAGATTGAGAGTTATAGAGTCGTATTCTTCCGTCCCATACTTTGTTTCTGTAGGCAGGCATAAACCTGTAGCCGGGTACATAGAAACAAAAAAAGTCGGAAAGTTCTTCGCCAACGCCTCTATCACATTGTATTCGGAGTGTTGATTCATTAACCTTACTGATGGTAAGCTTATCCGCCACTTTCGAATTGTCTCCACTTTATCATGTTGCCGATTGTTTGATGTCGCCATTTTACGTTATCAACTATTTCAGATAATGTATCTATAAGAGTTTTAAAGTACTGAATCTTTTCTTCTGATTGTTGTATTTCAGGATCTGAATCATAATAATAATCCATTTCGCCTTTAAGAATTTTTAATCCATCAAAAGGATCAGGGTCCCATCCTTCTTTTTCAATATCCTCTTGAGTCATCTTTCCATTATAGTATAGCCACTTCTTTTTGAGAAGCGTTTTCTGAGTGAACTCGTGTCTTTTTAATTGTAATTTACACGTGGACAACAACTCAAGATATTTTGCATGTAATGCTGGCGTTTGCCGTGACGCCTCATAAAGATCGCTCACGTCAATTCTGCAATCGTCTTTCCACATATCATGTATATTTTTCAAATCAATCATATAACATCCTTATGTATTTATTAAAATACTTATACGTTAGGTAATGGCCTTCATTGCTAGGATGAACATCTGCATTGCCTTTCCTAAGGTTATCCGGATAAGTTATCGGATAATTTCCTATTATAAGCTTATCATAGTCACGTTGTAACTTTAAGAAATTTTCTTGGGAAAACATAAAATCTCGAGTTTGTACAATTGGTGAAAATGCTTCTGGCATATTTTGCAACATATGCTCATACACTAATCTTGATATAGTTTGCCCAGGTTTTTTAACAACATTCATTTCTTCTTTAAAGTGTGTATGATTAAAAAAGTTTGGACCAAACGCGTGAAATACATTTTCATGAAAAGTATTCGCCATTTTAATTCTTCTTAGCATATGATTAATTAGCACATCTACGTGAAAATGTTCTGAATCAAAATAAACGCGCTCTCCAACGTTTTTTAAAGCGCCACTACCAGTTGAATAAAAATTGTCATTTTTATCAAACCCCACACTTATATGTTTATTATGGAAAGATAGCCTCATGGACTGAGACCATTGACATATTACAAGATCTGGTTTATGCACTTGAATCGCATCAAATGTGGTATTTAAGATCCAATCATTACTGGCGCCAGATCCACCAATAACTACAACTGATGCATCATCAAAATACTCAGGCCAAAACTTTATATTTTGTCCTTTGTATGAATCGCACCCTTGATCTAAATAGCTATCACCTACGGCAAGTATTTTTTTCATTCACATTCAACATTATCTATATCTCGAAACTGAACCATTTGCTTTTGCAAGAAATGCTTCAAAAGTTACGCTTGGGTATTCGTCTTGGAGTGAGAGAAAAGCTTTAAGATTATCTTTTGCGTCATCAAATAATCTTAGTCTTTTATAAATTTTTTGATCTAAGTATTTTTTAAATATCACTTTTTTATTATCCGCTGCAGGACCTTTTCCTAGATTGCCTGCTCTTTCAACATATATCTTATCAATATCTATACCTTGATTTCGAAAGGTATCGAGAAATAATTCTCTATCATCAAAATTAGGTCTGGCTGTTACAATAATCACCTTTGAGCCTGCTTTTACAGCATTCTTTAATATGGCTTTAACTTTATTTATCATCCTTGCAATTGGCGTAGATGTTTGATTAAAAATTTTAGCATTAGTGAATTCGCCAAAATCGAAATCTTCGCCAGATTTAAGTTTGTATTTATTGAACTCTTGATTAGTAAGCTTTTTTATAACTTTACCATCTTTCGTCACGTGTACACGAGCTTTAGTTTTAAACATAGTTTCATCTACGTCAAACATAGTTAAGCCTTTACCACTTGCTTCTTCTAAATATGTCTTAAATCTTACCATATAGCTATTATACCACAGTTCTTTTAATTTGTAAACTACTTAATTGTAAAATATGTGAATCTAAACGAAGCTGGATAGATTACATATTGAACTGTTCCGCTTGCGGCTTCAAATGCAATATCACCTAATGAGGTTGGTACTGCATCATGATATGTGATTGTTTTGTTTTTATTATTATGGCTTGAAAGTATTGTGCAAGTAATATCCGCTGAGCTTGCGCCTCTTCCCATATTCTGAGCATCTACGTTAGACGTGTCAGGTACTTCAACAAAACTTTTCATCCAATTATAAAGCTCTGTATAACCAGATAAATCTTCATCTAATATGATCATAGCAGTGACTTCGCCCATAGTAAGCTTATCACCAGGGAGTGGCATCGTTGCGATACGAGGGATGCCAACTTCTACAGATTGGACTGTAGTGGCTGGATGCAAAACCGACTGTGCAAAAAATTCAAGATTAGCAAAATACTTACGATTAATCTTGAACTTAAATCCAGTCGGCTGTAAATACGATTTGTTCGTAGCTTCACTTGTTGGTTGTATACCTTTTAAACCAACTGTAGCTGTCGCTGATACTGCCATATAATAACTCCTTTGGAGCTATTTATATGTTTTTATTCTTTCGAAGGCTCAGGCGTTGGATCTGTTTCACTATGATCATGCAAATCGCCACCTGACTCGAAATAAAATTTACTAATACCTGCTAATATTGGTATAAATGCGCCTATAAGAATATTCAAAAGATCTTTTGAAGAAGCAGCTAATTCTTCTGGTGCAATTAACATCATATGCACAATATATGAGAATATAGCCAATGCGCCTAAAGCAATACCGAATCTAGCATAAAAACGCGTAACCTGAATTTTTTCATTCACCGTCATACTCGCTTTTACGGGCTTAGGTGGATCAGGCGTTTCTTTAATTATAGTTTCCTTTGCCATTGTTCTCCAGAGTCAAT